AATCCTTAAGGATAACGAAAAACAAGGTCAACGAACAATCCGTATTTTACCTACAACTGATGGATCATCTCCTTTTAAGGAAGTTTGGTTTCACGAAATCAATGTTGATGGTAAATGGCAGAAATTCTACGATCCAGGAAAAAATGACAACGAACGTTCGCCTTTGAATGAGGTATACGATGAGTTAATGTCAACAGGTCGTGAATCCGACAAACAATTAGCAATACAGTATAAGGCTCGTAAGTTTTATATCGTTAAGGTTGTTGATCGTGATAACGAGAGTGATGGTGTTAAATTTTGGAGATTTAAACACAATTACAAACAAGAAGGAATCCTTGACAAAATTATTCCAATTTGGAAAGCAAAAGGTGATGTTACTGACTCAGATACAGGTCGTGACTTAATCCTCGAACTTACAAAGGCAAAGACACCAAAAGGTGCAGTATACACGGTTATCCAAACCGTTATGTATGACGATCCAACACCAACACATGAAGACGCTGAACAAGCATCAACATGGATCAACGATGAGTTGACTTGGGAGGACGTATACTCTAAGAAACCTGTTGAATATCTTGAATCAATTGCAAGAGGTGAAACTCCACGTTGGGACACTGACGCAGGAAAATACATCTATTCAAATAGTCAAGAAGAAGAGATTTCTATGGGTGGAAATGTAAAATCTGAATCTAAAAAGGCGGATCCTCAGTCTAATCAAAAAGTTGACGAAGATTTACCATTCTAATTAAACTCTAACATAGACACTTGGTATGACTAAGTGTTTATGTTTTTTAAAATCAAAACAAATGAGCAAAATAGCGGAAAAAATGTACGAGGCATTGTCCTTAAAATATCGTAGCGAAATGGCAGAAGCGGAAGCAACATTATTAGTTTATTTAACTTCTCCTGTTGGTATTGGTGAACATCCACAACATCTTGAAGAAATGGATAAGTTAGTTGAAAAATTTGCAAATGCCCAAGATAAACTTGAGTCATTGGAAAAAATTCGTAAATATAATTCAGTAATTACACAATAACATGGCAATAAGAAAAAAAGAAATGTCTTTGGAATCAATCAAGGGTAAATTCTCAACTAAAACAAAATATAAACCAGAAAGTTTTTATAATTGTGGTGAAGCATTTATGGGAGCATGTGGATTACCGGGACCCGTAATGGGAGGTATTAATATGTTCTTGGGTCACTCTAACACATCTAAAACTACGGCAATGATACTTGCGGCTGCTGATGCACAAAGAAGGGGACATTTACCGGTGTTTATTATAACGGAAAAAAAGTGGAGTTTTGAGCACTCAGTTGAGTTAGGGTTACAAGCTGAAAAAAATGAAATTGGTGAGTGGGATGGTCAATTCATCTTTAATGATAGTTTTGATGTTATTGAACAGGCGACTGATTTTATTAACGATATTCTTGACGCTCAAGAAAAAGGTGACATTCCTTATAGTTTATTGTTTCTGTTTGATAGTATTGGGTCAGTTCCGTGTCAGATGACTTTTGATGGTAAAGGTGGGTCAATGCACAACTCAAGAGTGCTTGCGGATAAAATAGGAATGGGGATACATTCTAGAATTTCTAAATCTAAAAAAGAAGATTATCCTTATTATAATACTTTAGTTGTGGTAAATCAACCATGGGTGGAATTACCGGATAACCCATTTGGGCAACCCGAAATTCGCGCCAAAGGCGGTATTGCGATATGGTTAGCTAGTAGTTTAATATTCTTATTTGGTAATCAGAAAAAGGCGGGTATTAATCATATTGACGCAACTAAAAATGGTAGAAAGGTGTCGTTCGCAATTAGAACAAAGATATCTATTTTGAAAAATCACGTAAATGGTTTAGGATATAAGGATGTCAAAATAATCGCAGTACCACAAGGATATATTGCTGATACAAAAGAAGCTTTGGATAACTACAAAAAAGAGTACTCGGATTATTGGGCAACAAAATTGGGGTATACGGATTATTCTTTGGACGAATCTACTGACGACATTGACGAATAATAAAATATAAATAATTATACTTTTTAGTTATTTGGTGATATTTATTAATATGGGGAGAAGAAAGGTTGAAGAAGAAAAAAAGAAAGTAAAATTGGCGGTGTCTATTGATCCCGAGTTACCACAATACTTTAAGGATAAATCTATAAACTTATCTTCTCTTGTTAATAAACTATTAAAAGAGTATATTAAAAATGGAGACAAAAGTTTGTAACGAATGTCGTTTAGAAAAGACTCTACTTGAATTTTATAAAAGAACAGACACGCCAAATGGATATAGAAATAATTGCAAGGAATGTAAATTAAAAAATAATCATAGGTGGTTAAAAGAAAATAAAGAAAAAGTTATTAGTGTTGGAAAAATTTGGAGAGAAAAAAATAAAGAAAGTATTCGTGAAAGAATAAAAGAGTGGGAGATAAAAAACTACCAAAAATTAAGAGATGGAAAAAATAAAAGAGCAAAAGAAAGAAGAAAAGAAGACTCTGTTTACCATTTAATAGGTAAAATGAGATGTAGATTGTGGAAGTACTTAAAAATTCTTAACATAACCAAAAAAAACAAAACCTTTGATATTGTTGGTTGTTCGCCAGAATTTTTAAAGGAACATTTAGAAAACCAATTTGTTGTCGGTATGGGTTGGGATAACCGGAATGAGTGGCATATTGACCACATAATTCCATTATCATCGGCAAAAACAGAAGAAGAATTATACGGTTTATGTCATTATACAAATCTCCAACCATTATGGGCTGAAGATAATTTAAAAAAAAGTAACAAAATATTGTAGTAACGAATTATAAAAAAACACAAATGACAAAGACGTTAGTTATTGACGCAAACAACTTATTAAAAATTGGGTTTCACGGAGCCAAAGACTTCTATAACGAAGGTGAACACGTTGGCGGAACTTGGCATTTCCTTAACACAATCCGTAAATTTTTAGAGGAAACCAACTTTAATAAGGTTATGGTTTTTTGGGATAGTGATACAAATTCATCCCAGAGAAAACTAATATATCCCAAATATAAGATGAATCGCAAATCGTTTGAAAGTGACGAAAAGACGGATTCATTTAACAGACAAAAAACAAGGGTTAAACAATATCTTGAAGAGATGTTTATAAGACAATTAGAGATTGAAAATTCGGAAGCGGATGATCTTATTGCCTATTATTGTCAAGTCTCTTTAGATGAAGAGAAAACGATATTCTCAAGTGATAAAGACCTAACTCAATTAATAACAGAAAAGGTATCAATCTATTCTCCACAAGCAAAACAATACTTTAAATTTGGTGACAAAATTAAGTTTAAAGATTGTTCGATTCCCCACTACAATGTGATGATATTTAAGATCCTTGCTGGTGACACTTCGGACAACATTGATGGCATTAGTTTAATGGGTGAAAAAACTTTAATTAAATTTTTCCCTGAAATACTTGATTCAGAAATATCTTTAACTGATATTTTAACAAAGGGAGAACTACTGTTAAAAGAACAACAAAAAAATGTTGTTTTAGGAAACTTACTCAGTGGAAAAACCAAAGAAGGTATTATGGGTGATGATTTTTTTAAAATCAATAAGATACTCGTAGATTTGTCAGAACCTTTAATTAACGAAGAGGGAAAAGAAATGGTTAGGGAATATCACTCTGAATCGATGGATCCCGATGGGAGAGGACATAGAAACCTAATTAGAATGATGATGGACGACGGGTTCTTCAAGTACCTACCAAAAGGAGACGATGCTTGGGTTAATTTTATAAAACCATTTTTAAAATTATCAAGAAAAGAAAAAACAAAGTTTAGAAACAAAAAGTAAAAACAAAAACAAAAACAAGATGAGAGATCAAGATGTAACAAAAGTTGAATTCCTATTAATGTGTAATGATAACATTGTAGTGCAACGTTTTTTTAATGTTAAAGGATTTAACAAAAATGCACACAAATCTGAGGACTTTTACGATCATATGGATATATTATGTCGTGAGTTACAATATGATTTAAAAATGCGTTCAGTGGTCTATATGTTAGACAACAAATATGAAATTTCTGAGAACCCAGATATTTTAAATACGTCAATTACTGACGGTGATGAAAATTTTAATCTTTATATTAAGGTTGGAGACATGACAATTTGTCAGAGAAGGTTCGACGCTAAAGTGTACCCCCCGAAGGTAAGATACACCGTAGACCTACGACCAAAGCTAAAAGGTATACTAAACGGTCTGACTGACATTTTTTCGGGCAAAAACTTTAATTATTATTACCCTGAATTTATCCAAAACTAATAGTATTTATCTTTACTAACAGAAGGAAAATTATGGCGACAAACAAAAATTTTGAGTATCTAGGAAACACATTCCAATTACAATTACTTAATCAAATT